TTTTAACTCTTCTCTTTATCTCTTTTTGCCCTTTCAATTCCAAATGTACTTAAAGTTCCCGTAAATACTGAAGCAATAAATGTTGGATCAATTTTTTGCTGAGGAAGCCATGGAATACTTACATACGTTAATGTAAGAATTCCTCCTGCCCAGACTAAAATCCCTAGCCGCACGAATGTTGACAGTAGTGCAAACTTCTCTTCCTGGACTTCTTCTTTATTCATGATGAAGATAGAATAGAACTGTCGGGCTTTTAAATATTATGAAGCACCTTCTACTATTATTACTTATTTCCCCAGCTTCAGCTTTTGCTCAATCAGTGACCCCTAATTTCACGACGGGCACTATGACTCAAACAGTAACTGCAACTCAAACAGTCAATGAGACTTCAGTCACCGAGCGGTTTGGTGGTGATATTTATGTTTGGAATGGAGACAACATGGAAGCCATTGATGTAAATGGCAATTCAGTTGATATCTCTAATATCTCTGATACAGCTGATGTTCAATTTCATATCGTTGATCCTACTCAGCCATGGCAATTAGAAATTACAACTCGTCCTGCAGGTCTCGTCGAAACCGTCGATGTAACACGCACGGTTCAAACCGATACAACTACAAATACTTTGTCAGTCTTTTCGCAGTAATTTTCACTGCACCGGCTTGGGCTAATGAATCCACGAGTGTGGCTGCTAATCCACAAGCAGCTATTACTGGTTCTGTAGCTAATCAAGCAGTTCAGATTAATCAAGGTACTTTGAGTACACAATCATTTGGCGGAGGTATTCATTGCAATGGAGCGGTGCTTTCAGTTACGCCGTATTATTTGACTACTGAAAATTACGGTAGTACTTACTCTAATAGCAATAATTCTGGTGCACAAGTTAGTATCTCTATTCCGTTGAACGGAGGAGCTGTAGAGCGTTGTAAAGCTTTAGCGCAACTGCAAGTCGATAAAACACGTTTAGACTATGAACTAATTCGTGTCAAAGAATGTATCGGTATCTATGAACGTGGTTTCACGATACATCCCTCCAGCCCTTTTTATCCTTTATGCGCTGACGTGATTCCAATCGCTGCCTTGCCCACGTTGGAGCAGGAGGTTTCCCTCGTAGAGTAGCAATTTTTTTCAATGCAATTTTAATTACCGGTTTTGTTATTTTTACAACTTCTTTGAACAAATTTCCGGCAACCATTGTTGCTCCAACTGAAGCAATGGCTGCTGCTCCTGCAGTTGCAACAGCTGTTACTAGTATTTCTTGTTTAGGTACTGGTACTTCATATCCACCCGGTAACTTAACGACTTCTACTTGACTATTTTCTTCTAATCTATAGTCCATAAAAGGCGGTAATGGTGGAGTGTATGTCATCATCTCCTGCACTTCATTGAGCTCTTGCTCCTTTTTTTCTGTTTCTGAGTCTTCGCTTTCTTCGTTCGAATCCCTTGCTTTTGGTTTTGGATCTAATGCTGGAATATCTTCTGGTTTGATCGGAACAGGCTCCCATTTAGGAACACTGAATTGCGGAGGTGCCAAGTTCGGCATAGGTACATCAAAAGCCCCCGGCAAAGGGATTACCGGAGGCATCGGTGTTGGTGTAGGAGGCATAGCTACACTTGCTACTGTAGTTATCTATATATCTGTATTTTAATCCCTGCTCTATTAACTATTTATTTTAAACAGTTATACGGCTAAGAGTAGCAAGTGAGGCAAGTGAGGCAAGTGAGGCAATTTAATTCAACTTACTTTCTGAATTTGTTTAGCCATATCTTCCAATAACACATCTCCATAGCTTGCTGTCATACCTGTCGGCTTGTGACCAACGATAGCCATCGCAATGCTGTATTCAATTCCTGCTTGTCGCATACGCGTGATAAACGAATGGCGAATGCCGTGAGCTGATATACCAGTGTGTTTCTTCAGCTTGCGACTGAAGTAATCACCTGCGTTTGGATTTGTTGTAAAAGGGAATTTTTCTATAAATTTAAAATACGCAGGGTGTATTGGCACCTGCCTCTGCGTGTATTCGTTTTTACATTTACGAATATGGTTGTGCTCGATGTTGATATACGGTTGTTCAGCGTCGGTCACAAAGTCTTCAGGCAACAAGCAGGCAACTTCACTGATCCTGAAGCCGTGTAACCAGACTGCCATGAACAGTGGATCGTCATGGAACCTGTGGAAGTGATCAAATTTTTTATGTGGATACTTTTTCTTAGAGCGACCTAATCCCTTAAGCATTCCACGCCAGGGATTCCATTCAAGAATTCCCATCTCTACCCCGCGTTCCCACATCGAACCGAGGTAACCAAGTTGTGTTCGAACATAACCTTCCTTGTAGTCACACTCAAGGAGTTCGCACCTGTGATCAACGCAGAACTCCCTGTCAATTTTGGAAGTGTCTACATTCTCAAAATGCTTTGAGGAGTTTCTCCATCCGTATTGGGTGGAGTCCGACAAACGCTTGAATGACAGCGTCCGTTTGCAAAGTTTTGAAACCAACATTGATTGGATATAAGCATCACCAATGCGAATCTACCGTTGACAAACGAACCGCGTGGGCTTTACCTTGGGAGGTTCAACACGCGGGTGTTGTGTAATGGTAAGACCACACTGGTGGTGGCTTGCTGATTATACCTGAATTAGCGCTTTTTGGCCGCCATCACTTCACGCATTTTCTTGTCTTTGAACTCTTGAGCAGCTGGATCTTTAGCTGCATCTTTCATTGGCTCTTGCTTGTCACCGTCCCCGTCCATATCAAGAAAATCGGGCTTGCTGTTATGACCTGGCATTAATTTTTACTGATAATGTTTTTGTAGAAGTTTGCCTTCTTCTTCATTTTAGGTGATGCGTCAGGATCTTTTAAAACTTCATTGGCATATGCCTTGCGACCTTCTGGTGTATCTGGATGACCTGCTTTTGTTGCGGCTGCAGTAAATGTGCCTTTAGTTCCGCCTTTTTTGCGGTGGCTCATCTTTTGAAAAGCTTTGGCTAATCCTTTGGCTTTAGATCGTTTAGACATTAGCTTCTGTGCCGTGCAGTTTTTTTAGCAACATCTTCCGGCTGCTTACTAAATTGCTGACCTTTACGCATTGCCGCACGTTTTTTAGCCGTGCTTCTGGCGTATTCTTGATCTGTTAAAGATTCACGAGCTTTCTTAGGTAGATAGCGCTCACCAGTGGCTTCTTTGCCCTGAGTGCTGTTCTTGCCAGATTTAGTGCCCCAGTCTTCTTTGTGCCAGCGGTCAAGCGACTTTTGTGTCTCGTGTTTCGCCATAGTGTCCTTCTTTTAAAAGATAAGCAGCGGCATTACTTAATATGGTGGGGTTATCTTGGAATAGTCCCAGCGCACGATTACAGTTTTTACAAAGTAATCCACGAAACTCTCCAGTAGCGTGGTTATGGTCTATTGCGCTGTCTTCTATTGTAATTGATTTAGGACAAATTTTACACTTGCCCTTTTGCTCGTCGTATGCATCAAACAATTGATACGGCTCGATATCTCTACGCTTACAGCGGCGATGTAATACATTTTCTCTGCCTCTATAAACTTTTACTTTTTCAGGGTTTGCTTTACACCAGTCTCTATGTTGGTCTCGAAGGCAATCATTACAGCGGCTTTTGAGTAGATGGCACTGTTTACCTCCTCTTGATCTAAAACTAGTTAAAGACTTTTCTTTCTTACATTTAGTACAAGTTTTTGTAGACATATTATTATCTATCGCATACTACTATTGTATGCGCTTTTCCACTATAATGTGGGCTTTACTTGTTAATTAGTTGGTGTATCCACCCCCTTTCCTCTTATACTCACGAGCTAACATTGCTGCCTTTCTCGCGCTCCACTGGCCGGATTTGCCGCCTTTGGTGCCAGACTTGATGGACTGAAACAGACGTTTGCGCATTTCTGGCTTGGTGTAATTATCAGCTTCGTTGACACGAGATTTTTTTTCAGCCATGTTATTTACCAAAGAATGCTTTGTGCATTTTCATGCCTTCAGTTCTAGCTTTCGCCGGATCTTCATTTCTCATTTTATCGTATAAACTATTAATCTCTGCTTTACTCATCGCTGCATAATTTTGAGCACGTTCTTTAGCATCACTGACAGCGTTAGGATCAATGAGAGAGGCTGAGAAGGTGGATCCACGATCTGAGCTGGAGGATGAGGCAACGGGCAAAACGATTGTTGAACTATTACTGGAGTTATAAGCTCCTGGAAACGTTGCGTTGCGTCCGCCCGCTTGCCCTCCAAATAAATATTGATATTGTTTGTCGTTTAATTTAAAAATGCCACCATCTGCTGCTAAATGCAAATGTGTTCCATGTCCTGGTACACCGCTGTTCGGTCCATAAATTTCAGCACCTGAACCTTGCAATAAAGTTTCTAAGTTCTTTGTTCTTGTTTTCCAGTCAACACCATCAATGATGTCTGGACGATGATCTTGTACATCGATTGCATAACCATACTTGTGATAACTGTTAGGTGCATGGACAGGATCTACTGGATCAAAGTGCTCGTGCTCTCGGATAGTTAAACCAAAGTTATCTCTTAGTCGCTCACCTAAATCAATGATTGGAATGTGATAAAACCCATCGTCCTGTACTGTGTAAGCCATCACCACTTCACTTTGTGAGACCAATAGCGAGCAGACATCTTGCTTGGCTTGGAATCTTGTGCGTTATGTCTGGCGTAATAGGATTTTTTGCGTGCTTTATCTTTAGCGCTCGTAGGGTTTTTACCAGCTCCTTCGACGCCTTGCTGACCAAAACGAATAAGCTTTTCTTTATCGCCTTCTTTTGCTAAAACAACATGAGATTTTGTTGGATGATTTGGTGTTCGCTGAGGTTTATTAGGTGTTAAACTATCTTTTAGTTTTTGACCAGCCATCCTTTGTTCGGCCATAGTATTAACTGCACAATTAATACTATTTTAACGGGTCCTTTTTCCCAGCTAAAATTGAAATTGCTCGTTTGTAAAACCAATTATCTCGTTTCTCTTCTGGCAAATTGTCGAAGTGATCTTTTACTTTTTGCCAGTTTTCCAGTTCAGTGGGATCCATTTTCAGTAGCGGTTAAATGTTCCATTTCTGCATGCATGTGATCACTTAAAGCACAGACTTGTGCACAAGCACCTAAAATCAACCCACGCTGATTAGGTGTGAGTGTAGCCTCTTCTGCATCTTCTGATAGCACACGTCCGATATCACCGAGGCACATGATGATTGCAGGCAATCCCCACTTCTCGACTAATCCATGCATGACTGATAAGAGTGGATTAGAACCACTTTCTACAGCTTGCCAGAATTCTTCTCGTTCAGCTGGAGACATAAGTGGTCCTCATAATATTCTTATTTTAAGATACTTTGAATACTGAATTATTCAGCGTCAGTTTCTTCTACTGCTTCTTCTTCAGGATCTTCTTCTGCAAACTCAAGAGTTTCAATGTATTGTCCTACAAGTTGTGCTGCAAATGTTTGAAGATTATTGTCACCACTGGCACGAGCAGCGCCGAAAGAATTGATTGCAGATACAAGTTCAGATTTTTTACAAGCCATTTGATATAACAAATCAGATTTTAATCTAACAAAAAATCCCCACTTAAGTGAGGATCATTTGTCGTGATATCAGTACCAATCAGCTATCTTCTAAAGCTGCAATCCTTGTTTCTAATGTTTCAATCCGTCCAATAGCTTCTTGCAGTGCAGCCGTTAATAACGGTACAAGTTTAGATTGATCAATTCCCTGCATCACTGGATTACCGTCTCCATCGACTTGATTATGACTTCCTGTAACTGCTTCTGGAACAACAGCTTGTGCTTCATGGGCAAGGAATCCATCAACGGTGACATCAGCAGCTGCAGTAAAATTAAAACGTTTAGGCGCTAACTGCTTTAAGCGAGGAATTGCAGCAGTTAACTCAACGACGTTATCTTTCAATCGATAATCAGAAGATGTGGCATAAGTAACAGAATTAACTCCATTTTGAATGATTGAACCTGCAGTATCCCCACTACTATTTAAGAAAGTAATAAAAGGATTATTGAGTAGAGACGTTGTCTGCCTTATATTAATTGGATTTTTGTTGGGAAGTTCAAGGGTTTCGATGCGCTCCATTGCTTCTTGCAGTGCCTTCACCGCCTTCATGTAGAGCACTGAGTAATTTACAGACTTGGTGACTGTGCCCAGGTCGTTGCCTTCAGCGTCACGGTCAGGGGATTCACTGACGAGACCAGGCGATACAGTTTCAACCTCTTGGGCGACAAGACCGATTTGTGTATGGGTCTGGCCTTTCTTGAAGTTGTAGTTGCGAACCTGGAGAGCCTTCAGGTCATCCCATTGGGAGTTGGCGTCAACAATGTTTTCTTTCAGCTTGGCGTCAGAGATTGCGCCGTAGGAGTTGTTGGTGTTTTCAACGTTGCCATTTGAGTAAACCCTAAAAGAAAGTGTAGCCGCAGATGTAATTGAAGTTGCGCCGTAGTAGCCACGGAAGATAGTATTTGTAGTGCCAGCCGCGCTTGATGTTGAAGAGTCTACAGCGCCTGTTGTGTTGGTAAAAGTTACAATATTCCCTGCGTTACCAATCCTCATCCGCTCCGTCGGGCTGCTCGCTCCGTCGGCAGTAGTGGCGAAGGCTAGGCGACTTGGATGGCTAGAGCCAGGTGTCCACGTGCCAGATGAATCTCTAAACCCAGCAATAAACGCAGCCGAGTATTGCTGGTCATCCGCAAACGTGACACTTCCTAATACGTTATTGGCACCCGGTGCACTGTTACGACAAAGATAAACATAGGCTCCTTGTGAAGCTGGACCACGCAAGATTGATGTTGCGGTTGAAGCTGTCCCAGTAACAGAAGACGTGCCTACCAACAACCTGCCAGAGCTGTCGATTCGCATCCGCTCGGCATTGCTTGTTCCAAAATAAGTTGACGTGGGTTCAAAATTCCAAATATACGCGCCGAGAACATTTTGGTAACCAAACTGCACACCATCACCACTATCGTGACCAGTTGTATCGTTGGTCAAGTGCAGATCAATTCGTTGACTTGAATCACTGGAATTAGAGCTAACGTGCATCTGATATTTTGGATCTGAATTGTTTATTCCGATATTTCCACCACTCGTAATCCTCATCCGCTCCGTCGGGCTGCTCGTTCCGTCGGCGGCAGTGGAGAACACTAATCTCGACGGAAGATCATTTGCGCCAGGAGTACCATCGACGATTGCGGCAATTTCAGCTCCCCGGCTTTCTAAATCGCTTCCATCTGCACCACAAAAAGCAATAACGCCTAATTCATCTCCACTTTGAACAATCGTATAGGATCCATCGGAAGTTCCTCTTGACTTGGCAAAACAAAGTCTAGACGAGTTTATACTGTTTGCATATGTACTTAAACTTACGGAAGAAGCGTCTACGCCTCCCGATAACTGTAATCCAGGAATAACTTGCCCAACAAGACGCGTAGTAGACGTGCCAACTAAGAGCCTGCCGGAGCTGTCGATGCGGGCGCGTTCGGTTGTGCTACTAGATTGCCCATATTCAAAAATCAATTCTGATGTGTCATTTTTAATTCGATAATCTCCATATATATCGGAGCCCCATGTAGTAGCAGTACCTCTTTGCAGTTCAATAGCCGGTACAGCACTGGTATTAGTTCTGGCGTGCACTCGCAGCGTGGCAGAGGAAGATGCTGGAGCAATATCTAGATTTACCTGAGGACTCGTAGTGCCAATCCCTACGTTGCCGTTCGATGTGATGCGGGCGCGTTCGGCTACATTCGTACGAAGAATTAACGGATGATTAGATACTGTTCCAACATAAACAGCAGTGGCATCTGACTGTATTGATCCAGCGACGCCGGTGGCTTCTTCTAATCGGATCTGCGGGCTGCTGGAGCCAGTCACCAAAAGGCCGCCTGATGTAGTACCTCCTGCAGCGACTTCTAAGGCTTTGGTAGGACTCGTAGTGCCAATACCAACGTTGCCCGAGCTGTCGATTCGCATTCGCTCGGCAGAACTTTCATTGCCTATTGTCGAAAATACAAGTGAATTGTTAATAGTTGATGGAGTACCTGTCCAAGCGTTTTCTTTTATCGCCGTAATAGCTGGAATGCCAAATTGAAATCCTCCAGCACGACGTAATACAAAATTAAGAGATACAGAATCAGAACTACCTGCATCAGCTCTATTTTCAAGGAATGCGCCTACTAAATCGGCACTGTTTCCCGAGGTGTGTAATGTCCCCAGAGGACTCGTAGTACCAATTCCAATTCTGCTATTAAGCCCATCAATTAGGATTGTATCTGTACTGCCGTTGTTAAACTTTAGACCTTGCGTTTGAATTGTTTGAATGGTATTGCTATCATTCTTTGCAATATATCTGCTATCTAATGTTGTAAGTCCAGTTGTTCCAAACGTTCCAGACCAAAAGCCATTTGGAGGAGTTCCGACATAAGTATAGATTACACCTGAATCTGCTTCAAATGTTTGACCATTTGAAGTTGCTGTTGGAAAATCAATAGCAGCCATTTCTATGCACAGTAATATAGTTATATTTTAACGAGTACTACTGTGCATAAAAACTATTGATCAATAGTATTTATTCACTGGGAAGTGAATTAGTAATACTTGCTTGATAAGCATCAATTACATCTTGTGTCCAGAGGACACCGGCAACATCTTGAAGTTCTTGACAATCAGATGATACGTCATCACCAGGGCTACGCACATGACGATGATAAGTGCGGCCCACTTCTACACCATCTTTTTCGATGATGTCAGCGCGGCGGCATTGGATAATGCTGTATGGAGGAAGGATCTCTAGCTTGTATTCTTGGCGTTCAGTAAAGGCCATATTAGGAACTACCGACTGGTAGTGACAGGTTTAATGGTCGTAGTTTTGAGCCATTTGCGAAAGTATTTTTAATTAGTATAACATTAATTGAATAACTAAACGATGCCAGCTTCGATATACACTACGCAGCCATGTAGGCTACTTGCAGGACAAAATCGACCAATCCAGTAAAGTCGCTGTTGACTAGTGAGTTTTGAATGCCATCAGTTCGGTGGAAATAAATATAAGAGCCACCCTGAATGACAACAGGCTCAAACACACTTGTGTCAAAAGCACCAGAATAAGTTATATTGCCACCACCATAATTATTGCCTATGCCACCATTAAAAGGTAAACCACTTATTTGAAATGCTGTGGAGTTATTAGGAATGCCCGTAACTGAAATGTACATATAAGCAGTAATTAATCTACCAATTCTGACGTAAGTAGCATTGTTGACATTGTTTATGGTGCCACCGTTAAGAAGCGTAGGAGTCCAGGTGCCTTCTTCATAAGAATCCAGTAATTCACTGGTCATTACAGCGCCGTTTATGGCGGCAGGGTTTATATCGCTGAAATCAATGCCAGGGCAACCAGACAGCAGATTTAATGCGCCGTTTGAGCCAATGCTGATCCGCTCCGTCGGGCTGCTATTCCCGCCGGCGGTAGTGGAGAACACTAACCGCCCCGGCATGTCATTAGCGCCAGGTGTGCCGTCTACTTCGGCTGTGATTTGAGCGGCGCGAGCAAAATCTGTTCCATCATTGCCATCAAAAAGAATATAAGCTAATACATCATTGTTTTGGACTATTACATTTCCGCCATTGGCACTTGCGCGGCTTTTTGCAAATTGTAGTCCTGGGCCTGCATTGTTATTGGTATTTCTAGTAAGTGATAATGAAGAACCTGCAAAGTCAGTTCCTTCGACCTGTACTCTACAAGCAGTGGTGGAACCAAAATCACTACGCGCAGAAGATGTGCCCACTAACAGCCTGCCCGAGCTGTCGATACGCATCCGCTCTATCGGTACGTTGTTTCCTGAGGCAGTGGTGAAGAACGATAGACGGCCTGGCATATCACTTGAGCCAGGCGTGCCGTCTACATTGGCACCAATTGAGGCGCTTAGAACAGGCGCACTGCCATCCGTTCCTTGAAACCACAATGCACCTAATTGATCACCATCTTGGACAATGGTGTTACTACCTATGGATGCGCCACGGGTTTTATTAAAAATAAAATACGGACTATCTGCAGCATTTTGGTTATTAGTCAGTCCGACAGACGAGCTTGTATAATGGGTTCCTTCAAGTTGGACTTGAGGATTGCCAATTGATGTGTAACTACGGCTAGAAGACGTACCAACTAAGAGCCTGCCCGAGCTGTCGAATGTTGCGCAAAGTGCATTATTTGTAAAAATATCAACGCGATCATTTGAAATTGAGCCCACACCAAAATTATTACCAGCACTAATAAAACCCTTGCAAGAGCTTGAGGTGTTTTCGATTGTTATCTGACTATTTCCTGCCTGTGTAATATGCAACTCGTCCTCGGGACTTGCTTCGTTGATTCCGACGTGTCCATTACTAGCAACAAACAACCTCCCAGTGCCATTAGTGGCGAGGGCTAGTTGGTCTGATCCAGGTGAATAAATGCCGGTATTTGCGTCGCCGTCAAAACTAAGATCAGGCGCACTAGCACTTGCTGCATTATCAAGCAACAACGCACCAGTCATTGTGTCGCCATTTTCCATTACATAGCGATCATCTAATGTGCCTGTTTGAGCTGCTGGATTGGTCGTAACAGGCATAACAGTTGGATCCCAACTGTCTGGACTTGCATCTACCCACTGAGAAGTATTTGCATCAACATAGTAGATATATAAACGTCCTTCATCAGAGTTGTACCAAAGATTTCCAGACTCAGGCGTTGGATTTGTTGGAGGTGTTGTACCGGCTGGTACATTAGTTAATCCATCATCTGCAATATTTCCAACACCGCTGATACGAATGATATTGTTATTACTATCTTTTAAAAAGATTGCTGGATCACTGTTGCTATAATTGATTGCAAGTTCGCCGTACTCTAGCTGTGATGCTGTAGGTTCTTTTGCGGCACCAGATTGCAGTACATTGCTACGCTTTAGTTGAATTTTCATGGTAAAAACCCTTTCTATACAGGAAAAATCCTATAACTATTGTAATCAATATGTTCCACCATCTAGCAAATAATCTGTTTGGTCTAATGCATACCTTAAAGAAGCGGGGGTTATACATCTTTGTGTATCTGTACCCGCTGCAGTTTCTGCATTTGTAGCGATTTCGACTAAACCTTCTTGTGTTGTGTCAGCACTAACGATTGTTAAACCACCTAAACGTGTTTCCATATCTGCTGGCGTAACAGCAACATTCGTTGCCGTTCTGGCTGTAATTTCTGAACTATTTGCAAACCGCATCACACCTGAAGCACTTGTTGTTGCGTAGTTTGCAGCCAATGCAAACACTCTCCCTGTTTGCGAAACTGTTAAAGGGAGTGTTGCTGTTACGTCAACAGTATCGACTTTAGCCGTAAGCTGTGCAGGAGTTACTGCAACATTAGTTGCTGTACCAGTTGTTGCTTCTGTTCCTGTAGCAATTCGAATTAAACCTCGTACAGTATCATTAGAATCTGGAATAGCAGCAATCGCATCAGCAACGTTTTTTGGTGTCATTGCTGTTGATGTAACCGTACCTGCAGCAGCTTCAGATGTTGTCGATAATCGAATAATTCCAGTCGTTGTTGTTGTTGATGTATTAACACCAATCGTAAATGTATTTGTAGGAGACTCCGATACAGTTACAGGAGACGTCCCAGCAATTGTCAAATCATCAAGAATATAAGCTAACTGATTTGGTTTGACTGCCGCATCAACAACACTATTAGCAATACACTCAGCATTGGTTGCATACCGAGTCGAACCTACAGAACTTTCAGTTGCACCTGCAATTTGAATATCTAGGCTATTGATTGATATGGGAGCAGATGCAGTAAGTGTGACTCCTGCAATTGCAGTATTTACAAACGATACTGTGGTCGCATCTGTATTGGCGGAAGGTGTGCCATTAATGGTGACATTACCTGTAAATGAAGCTGTCGTACCTGTTAAAGCACCATTTAATTCTGTAGCAGCTAGTAACGAGCTAGAAGAAATTACTAGTCGATCCGCTGTTTGTAAAAGTTCTTGATAACCATTTGGGTTTAAAACGGTTAGTTTACGATCAGCCATGTCAAATTACCACAGGGGCTTGAATTTCAATCTGCAATTCACTTGTGCTAAGCGCAAGTCCAATTTGCAATAGAACTGCGCCTACCGTTGACGTATCAGGAGTTCTTGTTAACTTGCCTGTATTTGTACTTAGCCAGTAATATTTACCTGGCTCTAAAAGCCCATTAGATACGTTATCGACAATTGAATTAATGTTTGGTATTGTTAAACCTTGGTTTCTTGTGAACGAAACTTGTGCACCTGCTGTGGCACTTACAGTAGCTAATCCTGATACACGAGCTGTTGTTAAAGTCGAAGCATCGGCTAATTCAGCTGTTCCTGCTGTATTAATATAAATAGGTTGACCAATACTAATAGCTGGGGAACCAGCAGCAACTGTTGCTGATTTAATTAAGTCTGATGAATCAACACCTGTTGACAAATCCTGATTTGTTAATCTCCACACACCAGTACTGCTATATTGTCCATCAACTTGAGGATTCAAATAGACGTAAGATCGTCCAAACTGAGTTTTACCTTCCCCCAATGTTGGCATTGCTATTTCTTATGAATCTTCTTTTATTTTATCAGTAAAGTCTGTAAGATTCTTAAGAACTTGTTCTTTTAGAATTCTATTTAAAATAGTCTGATATCGCATCATTAATTCTGAAGATGCTTTTAATTGCTCTTGAAGAATTGAAACATCTTTACAGGCGTTAACCTCATCGTTT